GTTCTTTCATACTTAGATGAAGAAATATTAGTAATGGATGGATTTGAAGAAGCCTTTATAGGATTGTCAAGACGTTGTGGTCAACCTACTCTGGCAACCTACTCTTGGAAAAAAATGGTAGAGGTTCTTGTTAGTCGTGATAGTATGCATGAAGAAGAAGCTGCTGAATTTATTGAATACAATTGTGCAGGTGCATGGATGGGCGAACTAACTCCAGTAATCCTATATGAATATGAAGATCCTTGGGGTATTTAATGAATAGCGTTGTTATTGTAGATATTGATGGAACAGTTGCAGAAAAAACTGATAGGCATATTTTTGATTACAAAAAAGTTTCAACAGACTCTGCAAAAAAAGAAGTTATTGAAGTAGTAAACTCTTTATGGAAATCTGGTCATAAGATTATATTTCTATCTGGAAGACCAGACTCTTGCTTTGATGATACTTATGAATGGCTAAGGCTAAACTGCCCTCCATTCATAAAACTATTGATGCGTAAAACTGGAGACAATAGAAAAGATGCAGAGATAAAAAAAGAAATATATTTTAATGAAATCTATCCTAACTTCAATGTTCTTTGCGTACTAGATGATCGCCAACAAGTAGTAGACATGTGGCGTGAAGTAGGTCTTACATGCTTACAAGTTGCTCCAGGAGATTTTTAATGACTCTTGTAGCAAAAATAAAAGAAATGTTAAAAGAGTACCAGGAAGAAAATGGAACTCTTGATGAAAGAGATTATGAAAAACTTTTTGTACACTTTTATCTACAGTATGAAGATGAATACTTAAAGGAAAGAATTAAAACTATTAGATCAGATGGCAAGAGGAGAAGCTTTAAATGAAAGTTAGAGTTACTGAAAAAACAATGTCAAATAATGTTGAAAATATTGAAGACTTGGCTCTTGCAGCAGACATGGCAATTAAAGTTTTGAAGTCAGACCCAATGATTTTAGGTGAGCCTATTGCTGAAGTTAGTTCAGGATGCCCTATGGGGTTTGCTAAGCCAAAAGTTACAGTTAGCTATAAAATAATAGACCCTAGCACCTATGATAAAATTAGAATGTTTGTAAAAAAACAATCTATGCAAGATGTAGTAAAAGATATGAGGGGTTATGGATTTTAAATTAGAGCACGAAGTTGATAAAGGTCCAGTAGTTAGATGGATTGCAAATAAGGCTATGAGCATTTCTGGAAAGATATCAAGAATAGCACACCCCTATGCAGATATGTATACAGCAGTATGGGATGATTATGAAGATGAAAGTGACCTTGCTGAGCCACATAATCAAATGGGAATATTTGATAGCCTAGAACCCTTACCACAGTTTGAGCGATTAACAGAAGACTTAATTTAATGTCTGATGAAATTTATTACTATAGAGATCGTGTAAGAGAATTAGAATCAATTAATAGTTTTGTTAAAAGAAATACTTTACTTTCTGTTCAAAATAGGATAGAATATATTAAAGATGAAAGAGAAAAATTAGGTTTGCCAATCAGCGGTATAGATATGGCACTTGAAGTAGTTAGGACAATGTTAAATGAAAAATAAAAAAGAAGTAAAAGATGAAAGAACTATCATCTATGAAAACAATCTATATACAGTAGATGAGTTTGTTAATAAATATTCTCATGCCTTGGCATCGTACTTACTTACAAGGCAACTTGGAGACAAGAGCAAGAAGTCTCACATAGTTGATCTTGCAGTAGAGAATGCATCTTTTGCAGAATCTCTTTACATTTCAGTAGATAGTTTCAGATGATGTTTCTTACAAAGATGATAAGGTTTGCAGAAAAAATTGGTATGGACGTGGATGAGCTTATGGAAATGACAGTCCTTGATGCCATAATGAAGATAGAAGAAACTAGAAATATGTGGGCAGACCTTAGAAAAGAAATAGGATAGTTTAAGGTATAATATTCTTATGAGTAATTTAGTTGACATAAGAGTAGTAGGCTGCGGTGGTGGTGGAATCAACGCCGTTGATAGCATGATAACCCAAGGACTTTCTGGTGTAGAGTTTATTGCAATAAATACAGACGTTCAAGCATTGATGCCAAGTTTAGCAGATGTTAAGATTGATATTGGTAAAGATAGAACTCGTGGTCTTGGAGCTGGTGCAGATCCAAATATTGGAAGACTTTCTGCAAAAGACAGTATAAGTGAAATATCAGAAGTTGTGTCAGGTGCTGACGTTGTTTTTGTAACTGCTGGAATGGGTGGTGGAACTGGAACTGGTTCTGCTCCTATTGTTGCTGGATGTGCCAAAAAAGCTGGAGCGTTAACTGTAGGCGTTGTTACAACTCCCTTTGCGTTTGAGGGCAAGAAGCGTATGAATAATGCCTTAGAAGGAATTAATAGTTTTAGTAAGGAAGTTGACACTCTTATAGTTATTCCAAATGAGAATCTTATTTCAATGCTTGATCCAGAAATTTCTATGAAGGATGCCTTTAAAGAAGCAGATAATATTTTATTAAAAGCAGTAGCAGGGATATCAGATTTAGTAACTACCCCTGGTCAAATCAATATTGACTTTGCAGACATAAAAAGAGTTATGAAAAATGCTGGATCTGCCTTTATGGGTATAGGATATGCGTCTGGAGAAAATCGTGCAGAAGTTGCAGGTAATGAAGCTATTACAAGCCCAATTCTTAATGTTGATCTTAATGGTGCAACAGGTGTTTTAATTTCAATTGCATCCTCTGGTCAAATTAAAATGCAGGAAGTAAATACTATTGCATCACTTGTAGCAGATAAGGCACATGAAGATGCTGACATTATATTTGGTACGGTATTAGATCCAGATCTTGAGGATGGCATTTTAGTAACTGTTGTAGCGACAGGCTTTATAAATGAATGATATACAATTCACTTTTGGTATCATAACTATCTATGAAGATAAACAAAGACTTCAAGAGATCATAGAGAGCATTCGTAATCTTAATATTCCAGAATATGAAATACTATTTGTTGGTGATGGCGATAGTTCTGATATCGATGGGGAAGATATTAGAAAGATTGACTTTGATGAATCTATTAAAGAAAGATGGATTACTAAAAAGAAAAACATTATTGTTAAAGAAGCTAAGTATGAAAGTATTGTACTTATGCATGACTATCATATCTTTGATAAAGATTGGTATAAAAATTTTGTTGAGTTTGGAACCGATTGGGACATTTGTTCTTGCCCGCAATATTTAATTAATGGTGCAAGAAATCCAATGGATTGGTCTTTATGGGACAAGCCTGGTTATGGTAGAGCTTGGTCATTAAAGTATGATGACTGGACACAGACGCAATACATGTATGTATCTGGTGGATTCTTTATTGTAAAGCGTCACGTTATGATTGAAGAGCCACTTGATGAAAGTCGTGGTTGGAATGAAGAAGAAGATGTTGAATGGTCTTATAGAGTAAGAGATAAATATGTTATGAAGTGCAATGGTAAAAGTATTGTTAGACACAACAAGTGGCATAGACATGCAGGACCACAAAGATGAGTAATAAATTAGTTATATTTGACTTAGACGGAGTTCTTATTGACTCCAAAGATCTTCACTACAAAGCCTTAAATGATGCTCTAACTTTGATTGATGGCAAGTATGCAATATCATATCAAGAACACTTGTCTAAGTATGATGGATTAAACACAAGAAAAAAGCTTGAAATGCTTACTAAAGAAAAAGGTTTACCAGTTAATAAGCATGATGAAGTTTGGAAGAATAAGCAAGAGGCTACCTTTAGATTATTAGAAAACCTACCAATAAATACTCATGCTAGTAATATTATGCATTACTTAAAAGAAAATGGCTGGAAGGTAGCGGTAGCATCTAATAGTATTAGAGAAACAATTATAAAATCATTGCATGGAATAAATGTTTTGCATTTAGTAGACTACATTGTTAGCAATGAAGATGTTTGGCATCCAAAGCCTCACCCAGAAATGTATTGGAAGTGCATGGTAGCACTAAACTCTTTTCCAAAAGACACTATCATTATTGAAGACTCTCATGTAGGTAGGCAAGGTGCTCTAAGTTCTGGAGCAAACCTATACCCAATTAAAGATTCCTATGATCTAAATGATATAATATTCATAGACTTTATAAATAAGTTTGAGCAGAAAGAGAGAACTGGACAAGTGCCTTGGAAAAATAAAGACATGAATGTTCTTATTCCTATGGCTGGAGCAGGTTCAAGATTTGCACAAGCTGGATATACATTCCCAAAGCCATTAATTGAAGTTAATGGTAAACCAATGATTCAGGTAGTTGTTGAAAATCTTAACATTGATGCACACTATATTTTCTTAGTTCAAAAAGATCATTATGAAAAATATAATTTAAAGCAATTGCTAAACTTAATTGCACCAGATTGCGACATAGTTATTGTTGATGGAATGACAGAAGGTGCAGCCTGTACTACACTACTTGCAAAGCACTTAATTGATAGTGACAAGCCATTGCTTATGGCTAACTCAGATCAATATGTAGAGTGGGATTCAAATGAGGCACTCTACGAATTTTCAGCAAGTAATGCTGATGGTGGAATTCTTTCATTCAAGGCTACCCATCCAAAGTGGTCTTTTGCAAAAACTGGAGAAGATGGTTTTGTTTCAGAGGTAGCAGAAAAGAATCCAATTTCTGATAATGCAACTGTTGGAATTTATTATTGGAAGCATGGTTCAGACTATGTTAAGTATGCTAATCAAATGATAGAAAAGAATGTTAGAACTAATAATGAATTTTATGTTTGTCCAGTATTCAATGAAGCAATACAAGATGGAAAAAAGGTTAGATTAAAAATGATTGATAAGATGTGGGGAATTGGAACCCCTGAAGATTTGAATTACTTTTTAGAAAATAATAAGGAGCAGTAATGGCAAAAGGAAAAAAAGATTATTTAAAAATGCAGAATGACTACTATGATGAATATGCATCCAAGTGGTCATTAGATTTTAGAGACCCAGTGGTTGGATCATATGATGCTCACAATGGTTGGAAAGACTATGATGAGTTTCTTTTTAAAGACTTTGATACATCTGGTCTAGTAGCATTAGATTATGGATGTGGTCCAGGAAGAAACATTGTAAAGTTTAATAGTAAGTTTGAAAGAATTGATGGAGTAGATATTTCAGATGTGAATCTAGAAAAGTCTAGAGTTAATTTAGAGCATAATAATATAGAAATTCCAAACCTATATGTGACATCTGGAGATAACTTATCAATGATT